CCTACAGGCCGGCACGCAGTCAAGCGACCTGAAGGCCGCGCCGAACACGTTCCTGACCATCCCCTACGATTTAGAGTCCGGTGGCCAGCGTCCCGAGGTCGGGCAGTTCGCCGCGACGCAGCTGAAGAACTTCCTTGACGGTATCGACCACATCGCCGGGAAAATCGCGGTCATTTCCCGCACGCCGAAATACTACCTGCTGCTGCAAGGCGGGGACCCCTCGGGCGAGGCGCTCATCGCCATGGAAGCGCCGCTGACCCGCAAGGCCGCTAAGTACACGCAGCGTCTCGGCGTCACATGGTGCCAGGCGGCGCAGTTCATGCTTGAGCTTGCCGGCCACGCTGTGAGCGAGAACGACCTAGAGCCGATTTGGGAAGACGTGCGCACTGTCCAGCCGTTCACGGAGTCGCAAATCCACAAGAACAACGCCGACGCGGGCATCCCGATTGAGTGGCAGCTTGAGCAGGAGGGCTACAGCGAGGATGAGATCGCCGCGCTGCAGGACGTTGACGCACAGAAGACAGCCCGGGCCGCGCAGTTCTCCGAGGCCGCGCTAGAGGACGCCAGGCGCAGGTTCAACGCCGGACAGGTGGCAGGGATGCCGGGGGCGGCTGAATGAGCCCCGTTTATGAGTCGGCCGTAGTCCGCGCTGTCCGAGGCTTCAAGGCCGCGCTACTTGCCCGTGAGGCCGCGCAGATGGCAGAGATGGCAGATAGGTTCCTGCAGGTCGAAACAGCCTTGCAGGACACCATCGATGCACTGGCCGCGCGCATCGCGGGTCTCGACGCTGAGGGACAGTCCGCGTACTTCGCCGTGCTACGGATGGAACAGTACCAGAGGCTACAATTGCAGATTGCTTATGAGGTAGAGAAGTACAACGCATGGGTTTCAAACCTTGTGACTGACGAGCAACTGCGCTTTGCTGGCCTCGGATTCGACCATTCCGCCGCGACGCTGGAGACTCTCCGTGCTGGCGCGGCGCAGTCCATTCCTGCCGCTGTCAGTGAGCGCATCACGTCCATGGCGGGCTACGCTGGCGACGGCTCCCCGCTCGCGAACCTGATGGACAAAAGCGGCGCGCTCGTTCGGCGTGAGGTCACGCGCTCCCTGCTCAAAGCCGTCACCAACGCACAGAATCCGCGCATCACGGCGAGGGAGATTCGCAAGGCCACGGGCATGGCGCTGAACCGCGCTCTCGCAATCTCGCGGACTGAGCAGATGCGGGTCTACCGGGAGGCGACGCTGGCAGGATACCGCGAGGCTGGTGTGCAGCTATTCCAGCGTATCTCGGGACGCCAGAGCACGTCGTGTATCGCCTGCATTTCCCTTGACGGCGAGATTAGCACGACAGAAGCCGAGCTTGCGGACCATCCCGCAGGATTTTGCGTATCACTACCCTTGCTCAACGGCGTTGCCAATCCCGTCATGGAGTCTTCTCAGGCCTGGTTCTCGCGCCAGCCCGAGAACGTGCAGCGCGGCATCATGGGGCCGACGCGCCTTGAAATGTACCGCAATGGCGAAATCAAGTGGTCCGAGCTTGGCCGACACACGAGCGATCCCGTTTGGGGCGGTTCGGTTGAGCCTGTCCCCGTCAAAGAACTAGCCCTTGCCAGGACGGCAGCGGCCTAAATTGAGGAGTAGGCGAGATGCCCGACACCGATACACAGACCACCGATACTACTGACGTGCAGACGCAGGACGTGCAGACGCAGGATGCGCCCGCCGACCTCGACGCCTACCTCGCGACTCTGCCCGACGAGACGCGAACGCTGGTGGACAAACTGCGGACTGACTGGCATGAGAGCCAAGTGACCGGCCTGAAGTCCGCGCTGAGTAAGGAGCGCGAGGCCGCGTCGGATGCCACCAAGGCCCTGCGCGAGCTGGCCAAGACGGCCGACAAAGAGACAGCGGCCAAGCTGAAGGCACAGGCGGATGAGAACGACGCCCGCGTCAGCGACTTGACCAAAGAAGCGATGTTCTACCGTGAGGCGGCGGCTGCCGGTGTACCGGCCGACAAATTGGCGCGTGCGTGGCTTCTCTGCCGCAACGCCGATTACTTCACCAAGCGCGGAGACCCCGATATCGCTGCCATGAAGGCCGAGATACCGGAACTTTTCGCCGCCCCGCAGACGGCCACGAGAGTACAGGCAGGCGCAGGAACGCGCCAGCAGGCCGTACAGCCCGAGATCGACCCCCTACGCGCCGCAGTCGCACGAGCGCGCGGCGTGACAACCGTACAACCATAAGGAGTAATCCGTGAGCGGATATTCTGACTTCATCACTGCGACCGGGACCGACCCCCTCATCCCGACCGAGCAGTCGATGGACATCATCAAGAGCATGAAGGAGGTCAGCCTCGCTCAGCAGCTTGGCCGGCGTCTTCCGAACCTCGCCCGCCAGACTCGCACCCTGAAGGTCGAGGATACGCTGGCGAGCGTGTACATGGTCAACGGTCCGAGCGGTACTGACCCCGCCGGCCTGAAGCAGACGAGCACCACGAGCTGGCGTGACGTCGTGCTGACCGCTGAGGAGCTGGCCGTCATCGTGGTCATTTCTCAGGAGCAGCTTGACGACAGCATGGTGCCGATTTGGCCTGAGGTTCAGGGTCAGATCGCCGCGAAGATGGCTGCCGCGTGGGATGAGGCCGTGTTCGGCGGTACCGTCAACGGCGTGGCTCACTTCTCCAGCTGGCCGACCGGCGGCGTCCGTGCTCACGCTGTGAACGCTGGCAACTCCGGCGCTATCGGCGCGTACACCGACGTGTACGAGGCCATCCTGGGCGAGACCGGCGCGGGCGTTGCTGGCGTCGAGGGCATGATCGAGGCCGACGGCTACCAGATGACCGGTGCTGTCAGTGCAATCGACTTCAAGCGCAAGCTGCGCAACTGCCGTGACACCGATGGGCAGCCGATCTTCAACAAGCTCCCCGGCTCCGGCATGGCGTATGAGCTTGACGGCGCGCCCTGCTACTTCCCCATGAATGACTCGTTCCCCGCGAGCACGAACGTCATCGTCGGCCAGTGGGACCAGCTTGTGTGGGCTCTGCGGCAGGACCTGACCTACACGCTCAACGTGGATGGCGTCATCACCGACGCTAACGGCAAGGTCACCACGAACCTGTTCCAGCAGGATTCCGTTGCCCTGCGCGCCGTCATGCGCATCGGCTTCGCCCTGCCGAACCCTGTCAATCAGGTGAACGAGACGACTGCCACCCGGTCGCCTTGGGCCGTCCTCACCGCCTAACCGTCCCGACCGATAACGTAGGAAGGACCTAGCACATGGGACTCTATCCCAAGAACCTGAAGGAGTACGTCTCGTTCCTCGGCGTGCCCCGCGCGTACAACTCCAAGGTGTTCATCGTGGACACCGAACACGGCTCGGACTCGAATGCGGGTACGAGCTTCGATAGCCCGCTCCTGACGCTGGCCGCAGCTGAGGACCTGTGTACTGCCGACCGGCACGATACGGTCCTGTTCGTCGCCCGCGACACTGGCGACACGCTCACCGCGACGCTGACGTGGGACAAGGACTACACCCACCTCATCGGCGTCGGCTGCGAGCTCCCCGGCATGGGCCAGCGTTGCCGCATCACGGGCGGCTCGACCACGGATGTCACCGAGGTCATCACCCTGTCGGCCAACGGCTGCATGTTCAAGAACGTGCAGATTTCCAACTGGGCCGACGCTGACGTTGACTCCGGCGCACTGACCGTCTCGGGCAGCCGCAACGTGCTTGACCATGTGTTCGTTGCAGGCATGGGGCACGCGACCCCGGGCGCTCGTGCTGGCAGCTACAGCATGAAGGTCACGGGCTCGGAGAACCTCGTCAAGGACAGCACCATCGGCCTTGATACGGTCCTGCGCGCAGCGGCCAACTCGGAGCTTGTCATCTCCGGGAGTCGGAACCGATTCGAGGATACCCTGCTGCTCTCCTACTCGGAGACGGCCGGCAAGTTCCTCGCCAAGGTCGACAACTCGGCCGCCGACCTGCGCTACACGTGGTTCAATCACTGCCTGTTCCACAACTATACGGCGAACTGGGCGAACGGTATCGACAACGCTATCGACATGCCGGCCGCTGGCAATACGCACTACGTCATCCTCTCGCCGGACTGCCAGCTTGTTGGCGTCAACAGCGGTTGGGCTGACACCGTGACGCATGTGTACACGGCTGGTGCTGCGCCTAACGCTGGCGCTGGCGTCTCTACCAACCCGACCACCTAACTGACTCACTGAGCGGCCCCGGCAATCCGGCCGGGGCCGCATGAAAGGACTCACACATGGCTCTTGTGACTCACACCACCAAGCGAGGCGCACTCTCGTTTGAGTTGACTGGACAGACCTCCCATGCGGCTACTGCCGCTGGCACGGTCGGCTACATCCAGAACCCCGAGGGCGTGCCGATCATCATCACGGACTGCGTCGTCTACGGCAAGACGAACAGTACCGGCGCGTGCAACCTCACCATCGGCCACGCGACTACGGTCGTCGGCGGGCACGACACCACGCAGTTGTTCGCGGCTGCCGCTCAGGCTGCCTCGGCTGGCACGGCCGTGACTGGTTTCGCCAACGGCGACGCTGCGGACGCGCTTCCCGTGGTCCCCGCAGATAGCTACATCTGCGCATGGTGTTCGGCCGACAGCTCGGGCTACACCGGTACCGCCTACATCGAGTACGTGAAGGTCATCTAATCCAACTCGCCGCCGCCCGGGCTCCCTGAGACTCGGGCGGCGGCGGACACGAAAGGCGGCCTAGATGGCCTATCTGAACAAGCCCGGACAGGCGGCACCGTCCGAGGTTGTGCTCGCGGCCGCATCGGGATCAGATGGCGGCCTCGGGCTTATCGGGACAGTCCCGGTAGGCGGCGTCCTCTACGTCCGCTTCAAGGCGACGCGGCTGGTCGTATGACGCAGCGGACACATACCGTTGCACCCGCAGTCGCTGCTGCCGCGTCCGTCCACGCTGCGGTCACGCTCACGACCGTCCCGCAGACCGTCACCACGGGCATCACCGACCCCGATGTCTGCCGCGTCCTGTCCATCACGGGCAACGCGGCGGGCATCGCGGGGACCGTCACCATCGTGGGGACCGATGCGAACGGAGACGTCGCCTCTGACTCTATCGCGCTGAACGGCGTCGCTACGGTGCTCGGCGTCGTGGCAATGGCGACCGTCACGAGCATCGCACTCCCGGCACGGACGCAGGCTGACGACACAGTATCAATCGGTTGCGGCGACGTGTTCGGCCTGCCCGGTCACATCGCGGACACCACGGACGTGACGCTCGCCGAGAGAATGGCGATAGGTGCCACCACCTACACGTCCGAGGCCATCGGCAGCGTCAATGAGTCCTACTCCACCGTCGCCTCTGTCATCGTCGCTGGCGACACGATGCGCTGGACCTACCTCGACCGTGGGCTCGACGGACGGGATATCTCCCGCCTGCGCCGCATGGTGGTAGAGCCGGACGCCACGACCTACTCCGACTCCGAGCTTGCCGAGTACGTTGAGAAGTACCCGATCACGGACGCCGATGGATACGAGCCCGATGCAGACGACTGGACGGAAACGTATGACCTCAACGCCGCCGCCGCCGCAATCTGGTACGAAAAGGCAGCCGCGCACGTCACGGACTACAAGTTCACGGCGGACGGCAGCACGTTCAACCGCAACGAGGTCTACAACCAGTGCATGCGGATGGCCAGCAGGTACGCAAGCCTCGCAGTCCCCGGCTCGCTTGAGGTGCGCATAGACAAGGACTACGAGCGCGATTACCAGAGTACCTACTGGAGCGAAGGCCGCGCGGACTCGTACATCGTGAACCGGGCGGAGAGTGACGATTGACCACCATGCACGACAAAGCCGCCCGTAGGCGGCCATGTCAGAGGATTGTTGAGACGATGTCAGCTGTGAACGTATCCGCTGATGGACTCGCGAATCTCGGCGGCGCAGAGGCACATGTCCCAAGCCTCGCGGCCGTTGTCGTAAATGATGCCGACTGCGTAGGCGGGTCCGCCAGCCAGGTCAATGGTGCGCGCGGCCTTGACGGTCGCGGTATCGCTCTCGTTCCTGTGTGTGTACGTGCGGGCCATGACTTCCTCCTCCGTAGTCCCTCTGACAGTTCTAAGTATACCCGCTCACACGCCGGTGTCAACACCGATTCGCGTGTTTTCGGAAAGTTGTCGGAATCGGCAATCGCATGACCTTCTCAGCCTCAGAAGTCACAGCCCTAGCCGCAACGCAAACAGAGTGGATGCAGGACGCCTGCACCATTGGCGCGCTCACGCAGGGCGTTGACTCTGCTGGCGGGCCGACCTCTACCTACACCTACGGGTCCGAAATCGCCTGCGGAGTGAACACGCATCCCGGACGTGGCGCGCAGGGCCGCTTCTACGATTCGGACGGCACCTATTGGGTCGCCGACGCCGAGATTCGCCTGCCGCTAGGGACCGCCATCGCATTCTCAAGCCGCGTCCGCGTCACCAAGCGCATGGGCACGGCTGTCACGAATGTTGACTATGACCTCCTGCGCGTTCCCGCAGTGGGCGTCTCGTGCATCGTGCTGTACTGCCGGGCGGTGAGTACCTGATGCCCGGCGGATTCCTCACCATGCAGGTCATCGGCGACGACGTACTCGTGGCGAAGCTCGAAAAGGCGCTGGCTGCAACCGTCATCATGCAGCCGACTGCGCTCCAGACTGCCGCACTTCTGGTCGAGCGTCGCGCGAAGCAACTCGTGGTCGAGAAGGACGTGATTGACACCGGCAACCTGCTCGGGAACATCGTCACGAAGCCACCGGACGGAGACTCTATCGAGATCGTGAGTCAGGCGGACTACAGCGTGTTCAACGAATTCG